TTTGGCAAGGTGGAAAGCCTGCATTTCAAAAACCACTTGACTTATATAATGCAGTTTTATCAAATGACTATTCGACAATTGAAGTAGAGGGTTCAGTCCGTGGTGGTAAAGACATTTACTCACTGCTTGCTTGGGCAAGATTTTTGCAAGTGACACCTGACCCAACACATCTTGCGTTGGGATCAAGTCTTGAACACGTATTGAGAACAGTTTTGATGTCTTCGGGTTTCGGGCTGTTTTTTCTTATTCCACACGGAGTGTTTGTTCGTGAAAGCATAAGTGGTGCTCAGCGTGGTGTTTACAAATTCGTTGACAATTACGGACGGCAAAAGGAAATCTTGTTTTACGGTAACGAAAAGGAAAACGACAGCAATAAGTTTCAAGGGTTTACAATTGGCAGTTGTTACGTCAATGAAACGTTGAACCACCATGTTAAGGGTCTAAACCAAGCAAAGTTTCGTATGACAAGTGCGTTGCAACCATTGATGTTAATGACACAAAACCCATCAGGTCGGTCGGCTATGTTTTATCAAGACTTTGAAAGACCGAAACTTGCGACTTTGCGTGATATTGAGCAAATGGAAATGATACGTGACAAGTATGGCGACAAGTTCAGACAGTTGGAACGTAAGATTAACGAAGACCGAGACAAGAAGCGTGTGGAACTTGTTGAAGAATATCTTCTGCAAAAAGGTGTTGGAAAAGCAAAAGAATTATCGACACGTGAACAAATATATCTGAACGAAAAAGCATTGTTCGTAAACTTCGAGTTTCGCAAAATCATACGTGATTTGAAAGTTCAGCAATTTTGCGAAGATTTGACGGAAGATGACTATTGTTTCAACAAATCCATGTCTAAAATCGTCAATTTCAAGCGTGGTGGGGTCAATCCTAATGGCATATTTAATGCATATGACTTTTACTACACGCACTTCACGATTGACGACAACCTTGCCATGACCGACATGCAAAGGCAAGACTTCAAGAACCAATACGCACCCGGAACTTCGGCATACGATCAATACATTTTGGGTATCCGCAGGTCGACCTATAGTGCCGTATATAATATGTTTACCGATAAAAATATATTCAAAGGTGACATTAACCACTTTAATTATCAGCAAACAGAGCGTATAATAGCAATAGACAAGGGTTTGAATCACCCTAATGGCATGATTGACTGCGAAGTTGATTTTGAAAAGGGAATTGTGTGGCAGTTGCAAGAAAGTCTGTTGGACTTCAAAGGCACAAACATTGTAAACCGTGGGCTTGAAAGCATTTACTTGGAGTTATTACGGATTATACGTGCAAGGCGAAACAGGGAAATGCCTGCGATGGTGATTGTAGACCCAAGTGCGATTGAGTTAGTCAAGTATCTGAAAGACCGTGGCATACCCGTGCGTGAGGCAAACAACCGTGTGTGGAATGTCAAAGGTTACGAAAAGCAGGAATCACATCAGTATCAAGACAAAGACTTGATTGGCATACCGTTCATTCAAACAGCAATTGCAAAGTTGAAATACCGTGTCCATGAAAGTTGTATTTATACAATTGAGCAGATAGGTTCGTATGAAGCACCGTTTGACGAAAAGACAGGCAAGGAAAAAGTTAGGAAAGTCAACGATGATTTGGTTGACCCTATCAGATACGTGTTTAACACCTTAATCAGAATAGGCATGTGGAAAGGAGGAAAAGAAGATGGCGAAGAAGAAGTCGATGACGGAAGCCGAGTTTCAGGAGATGAAGTCACGGAAGATAGCCAACGGGACTTGGTTCGAGAAGTCATTAGAATCTTCAACGGAGATGACGCAGGATTCCAAACCGACGCAAGCGATTTTTGGGGCGGAGGTTCAGGATTCTTTGGCGAATGAGTTTGTTCCTCGACGCACGCTTGATGATGATTTGGTGTATTACAATGACGAAGATGATGGTGACAAACGAAGTTTCATAGATAATTCACTTGCGACACAAAGTGCAGTTGCACAACTTGCAAGTCCACTGACGTCGGTTTCAAACAAACGTGGGCTAACGTGGAATATTCCAAGAATTGATTTGATTTGGCGTTCCAATCCATATGTCAAGCGTGCGGTTGATTGGTTGAGTTCGCAACCGCTTATAAAAGGCATTGACATCAATTCAAGCGACCAACGCATGACAAGCCAAGAATTGAACATGACACAACAGCAAATCTCAAAACTTTACCGACCTTTGCAAAAGGTGTTGGAAAGTGGTATTGTGTATGGCGGTTCAGCAGGATTGATTATCATTAAAGGCAGGCAAGGATACGAGGACTACAAAAAACCACTGCGGATTGATGAGATTCGCAAAGGTGAGTTCATGGGTATTAAACCGCTTGCGAGATGGTATCAGATTGAACCGGCACTTGAAAAAGGCGTAATAGAAAATATTGGCGATGAGTATGGTATTTACGAAGCCGACTTGTTGGGACAACCGTTATATTATAGGGTCAATCTGTCAGGCGGACTTGCAGGGTTTTCAGGAACAAACGCACACGAAGTCAAGCAAAGTATGTTCAAGCAAGGCGGAACGTCATTCCTTGTTCACCGCAGTTGGCTCTTACTCTTCAACCCATATTCATTATCTCATATTGAGACCCAAGTTGAAAGGTATTGGTCTACATCTATTATAGAAACCGCATATGTCGACCTTGAACGTCATGAGATACTTTGGTCGGCAACGGCAAAGTCGGCGGTCAAGAACAATTTGGGCATCTTGAACATGGCAGGCTTTGAAGTGACACTTGCAAATAACTATTCAAGAAAAGTTATTCACGACAAAGTCAACCTTATGAAAGAAACGACAGCCCATGGTCTTGTCATGCTTGGCGAAAAGGACGAGTTTAAGTTTGCTGAAAGTTCAATGCTTGGAAACGAAAAAGCACTTGAACAAAGTATGAGACAGTTGGCGAACGCATTTGCAACACCCATCAGTATCATGTTTCCGGGATTGGAATATGACGGTGAAAACTACTTGCAGTCGGTGTTCAACATTGAAAACTTGCAAAACAAGGAAATCCGTCCTATGTATAACATTTTGATCCCGTTGATTTACAAGTCGTTGTTTGGAAAAAAAATCAAGGACTTTGACTTCAAGTTCAACACAATTGTGACCTTGACGCCGACACAGAAAGCCGAAATCATGCTGACTATGACCGAAGTGCTTTCCACGGCTTATCAAGACAACGGCATATCGCTTATGGACTATCAGCGTATGCTTACAGACATGCTTGAAAATCCATCAAATCTGTTCCACCAAATCAGTGAGGAATACATTGAGGAAGTAAAGAATGGGACAAAAGATGGGAAGATAAGGACACATGCAACTGACCAAGTCGATATTGCACGTGAACTTAATCAAGCAAATGGTGGTTTATCAGGTGTCGAACACCCTGCAAGTGCCGAGGGTGGAAAGTCCGGCGGTGACCCGACCAAATCCAAAGGGCTTTTCAAAAGACACGTGTTAAATAGAGAAAAGGGAAAGGAGTGATTAAATGAATAACGATCACTCACCTGTCATCTTTGCGGACGGAAAGGGCAACTTCTCGTTTCAAATCAAACTTTCCGAAAAGCGACGGATTGACAAAGAAACAGGTTACCTGTATTGTGACGAAGCAATCTTTGGACATACAGGCGTGCAAGAGTATTACGCACAGGAAATTGGCAAGGGCGGACGTGAAATAGTAAAAGTCCATCGGTTTCCCGAAGATGTGTTTTCGGACGAAGCGATGGCAAGTATCGAGGGAAAGTCGGTTACAAGGCTTCATCCTGACGAAGCGGTAACCGCAGGGAATTATAGGAATTATGATGTCGGAACAATCCTAAAAGTTTGGCGTGATGGTGACAACGTGGTCGGAAATATTGTCATCAAGGACATGGAAACGATTGAAGACATCATAGAACACCGAATGGAATCGCTATCGCTTGGTTATCGGGCAAAACTTGTTGACCTTGGGAATGGCGAGTTCAAACAAACGGACATTACGGTCAATCATCTTGCGGTGGTTGAGCGTGGTCGTGCAGTAAATGCACGCATTATGGACGCAAGTCCCGATATTGACAGAAAGGAGAAAACGTCTATGAGTTTCATTGAGAAACTATTCGGCCGTAAAATCAGGCTCAACGATGACGACACCTTGACGATTGTTGATGAAGAAACGACACCTGACGAACCCAATCCTGTCAACGAAGACGTGCCGTCCGACACAACACCCGAACCTGACGTTCCTGAAACGGTAACGCCTGAACCCGAACCGCAGGAAATTGTTGACACTGACCCCACGACCGAAGAAAACGACAAAGGAGAAATTGAAATGACAGACGAAGTAAGAAAGGCACTGAAAGACGAATTGATGAAAGAAGTCCTTGCCGAGTTCAAGAACAATCCGGACTTCAAGAAATCTGTCTTTGAGGACGTTGTAACGGTTGACTCACAGAACCCAAACCCTGAACCGCAAACAATGTCATTGAACTTCACTCGTGATGA